AAGGTACCTTCGTTCTCAGGATTCAATTGATCTGAGATAACCATTACGTTCGCAACATAGCGAAGGTTGCGTGAACGCGAGCTTATCAGCTTACGTTGAGCAGAACCATCTGCGCTCTCGTTCCACATCTTAGAGTTCAATTCTGAAAGTGGATCTGCTTGGCCAAGAGTTGTCAACGACTTCTCGATGTACCATTGGCCAGTTGGACCTTTGAAGGCGTGGTCCCAATAACGAACCCAAGGAATGGTATTTTCTTCTCGACTTGGAAGGAATCGAATAATCGCATAACCGTTACCAGCTTTATCGCGAGTAGGTGTCCAAAAGCGTTCGTCGGTGCTGCGATCACGCGCGCCAGTGGATTTCTCAGCATCATTGATGAGCTTTGAAAGATCAGTACCACCGCGTTTTAGATTTGCAAAAGACATGTGTAGTTCTCCGTATGTTTGAATATTTGAATGTTAGTATGATTAGTATAGAACATTATATAGGGTTAGTCAATAGGTAAAGTATTCTGTCTTGGAAGATAGTTTAGTTTCATTGCCTCCGCTTGAATCTTATCTTTGAGGATTGGAGTAATAAACTTTCGGACGTCTTCGATCTCAACTTCGTTGTCTTGACAAACTGAAATTGCGGCATCCATGTAAGTTGAATTTGTCGCTCGCACGACATCCTCAATTAGTTTTACGAATTTTTGTTTGGTCAGAAATTGCTTTTCTTCGATCATCGTCTTCCATTTCTTGTGTGTACACTCCAATGTCAGAGTACAATACACCAACGGATCTCTTAGGATGATCATTGGCATAATACGCCATACCACGACACACATATTTAATTTTGCTTTGACCTTTTTCTCCAAATTGGAGATCTAGGTAATGACCACTTCGGAGGTAATTCTCCAAGTTGGCAATATAGGTTTGAACGTTTATATATTTTGATCGTTCAGAGGATTCTTTAGAGTCCTTCATACCGCGCATTGCACCCAACAGATCTTTGTTGGCACTAATCCACTTACGAACATTCTTCAAACTGAACGTATGATCATCAGGTAGATTTCGAACATCTACATCGATCATCACGTTCTTTGATGGACCTTTGGCTGCACGAGCGGATTCAAGACGAGCTATAGCAGCAGTCTTTTGTTCATCAGTCATTACTCGCCGTTTGCGAATTTGTTTAATAGGTTTCTTTGCAACTGCACCCATCAATGCAAGTGCATTCGTCTTCTTCGCTGCTTTGGTCGCTTGAGCTTTCGCTACACGCGATGCGATCTGTTCCTTGGTTTGTGGCTGACGAGCCATTCACTTCTCCATCATATGTAACCATTGGCATAATTAATATACCATGTTTTGTATCAGAAGTCAACATCTTTGAGTTCTTTAATGGTGATTAATTCAATATCACCATCTTTAGCTTTACGTGTAGCAATGTAACCATCTTTAATTAAATGATCAATTGTTGCTTCAATGATTTTTTCATATTGTAGTCGAAAGTGTTGACGGTTAATCAGATAGCTGACGATAAAAATACCGCCAGCTGTAATGATAGTTGCCAATATAGGGTCGATGCCAAACATTATAGGCCTCCGTTTAGTATTATTTAGGAGAACGAAAGTACATTCTCTACACGGAACGACCGAAACTCTTGTTTGTTGATATCAAACACACGAATCACATCATCGGCGTAATCTTTGCTAGTCTTTGGTTGTTTATTCTCAGGAATAAAATCAATATTCAAAGTACAATGCATATCACGTTCATCACCATTCACTTTGGTAAAGATTACACGACATGTTCGTGCACGTAGTTCAGTCACCATTTCATCACGAGTCATTCTAATTTCCTTTCAATCAAGTTTTCCAATTGTACGATCTTCTCATTGAGATCGTACACAACATCTTCAAGTTTATCAACACGGAACAAAGCATTAGCTAACAAATCTTCTGCTTCAGTTAGCCTGACTTGCAATCGGGCGAGGTTGTCAGTTCCAGTCATTATCAAACCTCGTCGTTTCACGGAATGTTTCACCGTAGTACTGTTTAGCATACTGAGAAGAATCGTTCCACAGACGCTCGTCACGTTCGAATTTCTTGTCAAGTTCATGAACTTTTTGAACACGTTCCTCACGTTCAAACTTAGCTTGAACTTTAATCTTTTTTGCGAACTTCTCGTGTGCTTGACGAATCAAAGCCATACGTTCAGCAGTTGTTTGCATTTTCATACCATCCATTTAGATTTTCACTCCACCATATTCGCCAACGCTGTAGCGACCAATTTCAAACAAGTGAGCAGCAGCTTTAGCGACCTTTGCGGTGTTGTAGTAGTGTTGATCGATGAACTGTTCATCCTTACGGAACGTCACAGTCCAAGACCAATCTTCAACCTTGCGCCCGTTGCGCTTGACCTCAGACCACTCGCGAATCACTGTAGCTTTCAACATTGTCTGTTCTCCATTACTCATACACATAATATAATGGCTATCAACACGAATGTCAATAGCCATTTTTATTATTTTGAAAAAAAGATTTGTTTTATTTCAACAGTTTAGCAAGAGTCGCTGGACCAGCAACACCGTCAGCGGTCAAACCGTTGGCAGATTGCCATGTTTTCAAAGCTGATTCTGTACCGTTTCCAAACACACCATCGGCTTCAAGACTCAGAGCTTCTTGCAATTTCTTGACTTGTGCACCGCGTGAACCCACTTTAAGTACCCGTGAGACTGCGCCAGATGCGGTAGGAACAACTGATTCAGTTGATGGTGTGGCTTGATGCACCTCTTTACCTGTAAGTACTGCAAGAGCGTGTTCGTAGTGTTTCTTACGATCTTCTAGGCCGATTGTGCCGCCATTAATCAACTTCGTCATTGCAACAATGTCGCTCGCATCAGCAGCTTTATTGATGTTGCGACTGTTCCAATACCAACATGCTGACTCGATTGCACCTTCTTTGGATGTAACGTAACTAGCAACTTCTTCGGCAGACTTGTTTAGAGTCTTGCCAAAGTTGGTGTAGTTGTCACGGCCAGTCAACTGAATTACGCCTCGGCCACGGAACAAGTATCCGTCACCAGGTTGAGTGTTGCCCATACGACCACCGTAAACAATGTTAGCAATCTTTTCAGGTTGCTTTGCATAGTCTGCTGCTTTACGCCCAGCTTTTACAAAGTACTTTGGGAAGATTTTGTCAAGGGTCTCAGCTCGATATTGAAGATTCTCTTCGAGCACAGTGAAATTATTTGACTCGTGACCACATTGAGCCAAGAATCCTGCAATACGCTCAGGAGTATCAATTTTGTATTTTGGCAATACCTTAGCCATGGCCTTGTGCCATGATTCGACTTCTTTGTTGCCTTTTAGAATAGCACTAATGTGCTCTAGTGTTAGGTTAAACGACATCTTTACCCTCTTTTTGTTTCATGTAATCAAAATATGATGTCTGCTCTTCATTGGACCAGAGAGTCGCGACATTTTGCTCTCGAACATACTCTTCGATCCAACGAACGATGTGCTCGGACATCATATAGTTGTGCAGACCAGTGTATTTATCAACTTCATGCTTTGTCAGAAGATCCTGTAGGTCTTTTTGAAGAGGTTGTTTTTTCATCCGTCACGTTTCCAACTACGAATGAATTCGATTTTCTTCTCTTTTGTCCAATCACTTAGATAGTCATTATCAATATCAAACTTACTAAGCATCTGCTCTTCAGTAACAATCTCTGTATCGATAATTTGTTCACCAATGTGCATCTGCGAAAACTCATCTACTTCTTCGCTCGTGACACAATCGTCTGCCCACTCAATCTCATGCCCTTCAATAGGAACATCTGTGTTTAACTTTTGCAACTCATCAACAGGAATGCAATAACGCATACGGTAAGACGAGATGGCAGTTACAATTACATACTTAGTCATATCAATACTTCGGTCCAGAGGTTTTATCAGTTCTAGTATATATAGCCAGCACTGCGAGAGCAGCGCGGATAGCTCGACCCACTACTACGTTGAACGATACGTCCTTTCCCGCAGCATCCTCGGCGGCATCGACCATCGCGTCGAACACAGGGCCACGTTCATTTAGTATAGTCTCAAGTGCGGCTATTCCCGCCTTGTCGAGTTTGGCTTCGGCGACCAAAGCACGATTAGCCCATTCTTCCTTAGTAGCGGCTTCAATTCGGTAGTCACTCATTAGAAGTCCTCCGTTCCTTGATACACATCGGCGACAAACACGCCATTCTCACGCCACATCTTAACGACACGCGGCCGATCATCAAACACTATATCAGGTTTCTTGCCAAAGTCAACAACAATCTGATCCAATAGTTCTTTCTTGACAATGTCATCTGAGCGATAGTCGTTTGTTGCCCGCATGTACAGTTTTGACCATTCAATTCCCTGAGCAGTCAACCACTGCTCTGTCCAGTCACGAGTATCATCACTACGGCCAGAGCACAAGATGATCTGGTGCCCAGTGAAAGCCATTTCGCGAGCAATCGTGCAGATCTGTTCAATCGGATCATCGTTGACCATCTCCGACTTGAACATATTCCAATTCTTTGGCTTTTGACGCCAGTAGTGGACACGGTGGCTCACATCAGCCAGCGTTCCATCGATATCAAAGCAAATCAGCATTTTTCTTCCTCTAAAGTATCACCTTTAACATAACACTCGTTGAGCAGTTTGTCAAGAGTTATCTTACCACAAAAGAGCCATCACTGCAATTATATGCTTCAATCAGTTCTGCAAACATTTTCGGTGTCATCGTTATAACTGAAGCCATGTCAGTGTCTTCAATATATTGACGAATGTAAACAACATCATCAAAAAGAATAACAGCGACATCCTCTTGTTCGCCGCTGTCATCTAAAACTGTGATTGATGAACTGTCAAACTCATGTTCAACACTAAACATTGTTAATCCCACAACGATTCGTAATATTTTCCAAACAAACGGAAGCCGTTGTCCATACGCTTTTGGCGTTCTTTGTATGATTCATCATAAGAATAGTCATTTTCAAGTTTTCGTTCGAACGCCCAAATCATCTCGTCAAGCACATAGGTCCAACGCTTCTCGATCAAGTTGTCATGGTCTGGGTTATCAGGATTTCCAGGATCTGGTGTATACTGTAGATTTTCTGGAACATCCTCGTTGTCAACGTATGCAGATCCATGTTTATGTTCTTTGAGCTTTTTCAACATCGGTGAAATGATATGTGTAAGAGTATCATCCATGCTCCACACATCATAGTCATCAATACGGATCTTGATCTTTTGTTCTTTAAGCAGATCAAAGACCCTGTTGATTGTATTGTTGTAGATCCAATCCAAGAAGTTTTCATACTTCTCTAGTAGGTGTTCAAAAGTGGTGGTGCTGTCAGTCCAATCGTGATTATACTTTTTGTTCATATAACCATAGTGGATATGGCTCGACCAACGCCGACGATACGGTCCGATGTATACTTTCATTTTTTATACCACCTTACACCAAAAAAGAATTCCTGCATTTTTCTATTGAACCATTTTGGCTCTCTGTCTTTAGGCGGTCGATACGTCACCGAACCCATAGGTTTAGATGGATCACCACTGAGGTAACAGACCCAATCTGAAAGCGGCTGTGGAGTAATCACTTCATACTTCATCTGCAACTTCCTCAAATATCCCATCTTTGACTTTCATAGTCTTGAGAGGAGCGTGAATATCACCAGCAAGTTTGATATATGCACGACCACCATCAATAGCACCACTGCCCACATAACGGAAATCCCAGCGATGCTGCGAGTATTCCCAACCGTGCATACCTTCCAACATACCAAAAGTAAGATCCTCAATCCCGTCACAGTTTGTAATCATTAATTTGTTATCCATGTTTTTGTAAATGCCAAAGTAGCGATTACCAAACTCAGGATGAGGTGTTTCACGATAGAAGATATCTGCTGCGTAAGTAGCTTCTTTGTTAGGTGCAGAAGTACAGACATACGTTACGGGAACTCCATCTTTATTGGAGTAATACTCAACAATCGTTTTCGTTGTAAAGATGGGGTGGTGAGCAATGTTCATCTCTTATCCATTTTAATAAGAGACTTCTCGTTTGCTTTTA